TTGTCTTTTGCAGCTTTGTAATCATCTCCGTCAACATCTCCATCATCATCGTGATCTTTTCCTTTCTTCTCTTCTACAGTTTCGCCTTCATTAGCAACATCTTCTTCATTTTTCTTTTTCTTATGTCCGTGATTACTTTCAGTCAATACTTCTAAATCTCCTACTGGGATATTCTTAACTGTTTTAGATCCGTTTTTAAAGAATACATCGTAATGAGATACTGAGTGAGAACCGTCTTTGTTTTCAACGATAGTGTGTTGCTCTTCTAAGCAAATACCGAAACCGAATGTTTCATGTACTACGTGTGCTGCACAGTCATGTGCAAATCCTGGTCCAGCTTCTTCTATGCTTTCTTCTTTAGCTTTTTTACTTTCAGTTAGAAAGTTTCTTAAGTTAAAATTTTTCATGCTTATTTTTTTGTCTTATTATTTTTAGTTTTGCCTTCGTATACTGGTGAGAAAACGTTCTTTTTAGGTTCTTCCTCATAAACCGGAGTTTCATTTTTTAAAGCATCTACCTCTGCTTGTGATATTGATCTTATTTTAGGTACATCTAAACCTCTAGTAAAACCAGCTTTTACTACTGGTCTTAAATCTTTATTGAATGCGTTTTCTATAGATGGTGCTATAAATCCTCCTACTTTTAATCCTTCTTCATTTCTTATTTCTCCAATAGAGTCATATATCTTTTGAATCTTTCCTCTTGTCTTATCGTAAAAAGATTCTATCTCTGTTACTATATTTTCTAATGCTATAATAGTCTCTTTCATTCCTTGAAATGATGAATACTCTTCTGCATATCTAGCTAACTCTTTTGTAGCAGCTTCATTTACATTTCCTTCTTCTAAAATCTTAGTAATGATTGCTTTTATATTCTCTTTAACTAAAGATTCTGGGTCTTTAGCTTCAAAGTTATATGTATCTGTTACATCGTCTCTATTAATAGCTTCATACTCTTTAATATAGTTTTCCCATTGATCTCTATAAGCATAATCAAATACGTTAGATTGACCTGTTTGGTCTTGTAACTCTCTCTCATCTTGCTTGTAAGTCTCACTAGACATATAGTCTTCTAATATATCATTATATTTTTTATCAAAAATAAGGCTGAAGAATTCATATTCGTGTTCATCTATAGTATTACCGTCTCCTTCTTTTTTTATTTTAGTATAATTGCTATCATGATCCTCTTTTTCTTTTCCAAATCTGTCAATATTCATTACTTCATCTGGTTCTTCTGATACCACTGCTTTCATTGCTTCTACTTTACCAGCAGTTTCTGCAGCATCTTCTCTTTCCATTTCTCTTAATTTATCTGCAGCATCTTGTAATCTATTAACATCTATTCCTAGCTTTTCAGCTAAATCGCTCATCTTTCCTTCTTTAAGTAGTTTTGCAAGCTCTTTTTTGCTTTCTTTTAAGTTAGCTTTTTTTAAGCCGTTGAATACATCTACCTTACCTTCTCCTCTTTTGATTTCTTCCTCCTTATCATGTTTATCTACTTTAGATGATTCTCCTGAGACTAGCATAATATAGTGAAGAGGGTCTTTCTTAAGATTCTTCATTACTATATCTTTACAGTCACTAGCTTCTTTTCCTCTAGCTTGCATCTCGTATCTAATACCTCTATCTATAGAGTCAGGAGATATATTGAGGTCCTTTCTACTATCGTAACTCTCAATAGCTGTTTTTTCAGAAATATACCCTTTGTTCTTAAGTATTTGAACTGAGGTATCATATCCGTTTAATGGTGTAATGAGCGATGGATATGCCATACGCATATCTCTTAAAAAGTTTGCTTTAGACAGTTGACCTTCGTTTACTGCTCTATATTTTTCTGTTACTGTTACCTTTCTCATAAGTAATCAAATCCTTTAGTATGTGATGGCCTTTTTGGACGTTCTTGTCTTTTCCAGCCTAGTTTTTTTAATAATTTTGTTGCTCTATTACCTTTGCTAGATTTACCGAAAGCATTAGGAGTTGCATATTGAGCTCCTTGTCCTGGTGTAAACGTAGCAGATCCTCCTGTCACATTTGCTTCATCTAATTCTAACATTACCTCTTGAACTAGTTTTCTTAGTTCTGAGCGTTTCATAAACTTTTAAGTTCCTGAACTAAATCGTAATATTGCATTAGATTAACTAAATGACTATCATTAATCTTTTCTTTATTAGAAACAGGTTTGATAAATTTCTGAATTTCGTTAAGTTTTATCTTAACAACTTTATCAGAAACTTTACTAGCCATTTTAGTTACTTCTTTTTTTATCTTAGCAAGCTCTTCATTAACAATAGTGCGTAAACGTGTACCTGAATTAACTGCTGTGATAAATTCTTTAAGTATATTTTTTTGTTGAGGTAAAAGATCTATATATTTCTTGTTAAATTTTTCTAATAAAATCTTAAATGTAAGTAATCTTAAATCTTTATCGTATTTAGAAAAATCTTCTATAATTGTATCTTTTACGTCTTTTTTATTTTGAGAAGCAGAAGTTAGATGCTCTAATATAGTAGTCTTATTGTTTACTAATATTTGAGGATCTATTAATTTTGTGTTATTCTGTGCTTCTAGTAAACAGTATAATGCTGCTAAAGGTTTATAATTATTAACCTGTATGCTAAAAAAATCTTCTAGATTATAATTTTCTTTTATATCTGAAATAAGAGCATATTTCTGCTTGTTAAGTCTTTTTTGATTAATAGTTCTTGATATCTCTGTAATAGTAGAAACTATAGCTTCTGCTTTAGATTGAGATACATTAACATTTTTAGAGATAAACTCGTATAATTTAAATTCTTTAGCAAGAGATGTCTTACCGGAATAATGCTCTTTGATAATGCTTACTGCTGCTGAGTCTTTATTATTTAAAGTATCTGATGCTACTTGTTTTACTAGTAGTTCAAATATAAGACCAGTATTTCGATATTTCGAGTGTTTTATTTTCATTATACACGTTTACTATTATAAATATGGACTATTTCCCTAAATCTTTTATATTATCTTCATCTAGTAGTCCTGCTTCGTTTATAGTTTGTTTTTTAAAAACTATATCTTTTAACGCTTCTTTATTTTTATGGTAAACAGCATTTGTTGTTAGATTTTCAGAAACATTTTCATTATCCGAAGGATATCCGCCTTTCATACCATGTTGACCTAATGGATCACGTCCTCCTAAGCCATCGTTAGTCCCGTAGACTGAAGCTTTTTCAACTGGTCTTCCACCTTCAGGACCTGGCTGGCCCCATTCAGGTTCAGTTTCAGAGTATCCTTTAGGTAGAGATGCTGGTTCTCCTCCTTTTGGTGTAGCAACTGATCTTCTACCGTACATAGATGCTAAATCGTGAGGTGTACCGTAAGTCATACCTGATTTAGCTGGATCATTACCTTCTGCTTCTATTTGAGCTATTCTAAATGCTCTTTTAGTATCCTCTCTAACTAGCTCTCTCATTTCCATATACTTGTCTTCAGACATATCGAATATATTTTCATATATGTAATCTGAAGAAAATAACTTAGTATCTTTCATTTGTGAAGCTAAATCTATCTTTTCTTTAAGTAGAGCTATCTTCTCTTGTTCGAATATAATAGAAGGTGTTGTAAGTTTAACTTCGAAATTAGTTAATGATTCTCCTGTAAAACCTTGTGTGTATAAATGTACTAGAGCTATCTTAGTTAATTCAGACTCTAGAATTTTTTGTAATCTTTCAACTGTTCTTGCAAATCTTATATCTTCTGCAGCTAATGTTGCTTTACCTTGTAAGTCACCTTCGTAACCAAAGTATGCTTTTGGAATTTTAAGAGCTGCAAACATCTTAGCTTGTAAGTACTGTACGTCGTTTGTTCCGTCGTATTCTAATCCTTTAGTAGTTTCAATCTTTGTAGAAGTATCTCCTCCCCTAACAGGTAAGTAGAAATCTTCCATCATATTCTGCATATTAAAACGTAAGTTATACTGTCCATCCTCTCCTATATAAGGAGTCTTTTTCATAGTATTAATAGTCTTTTGCATGAATTGCTCTACTTCATTAGGAGGAATAGAACCTACGTTAATATAGAACATTCTCTTTTCAGGTGCTCTCATTATACGATGTATTAACATCGCATCTTCCATTAACGTTGTTTGTTTAAATATTTTTCTAGCTGGCTCTAAATAAGATCTACCATAAGGTAAGTAATTTGTATCTGATATTAATCTAAAATGGGCTATTTCATAATTGTCAAATCTAACTTGACTTGATCTACCGTCTCTCTTAGGTAAAAAATTAGGATTTTGAGATGAAGCAATTCCTTCTGGATCTAATACAAATTCTACTTTAGATAGATTTTCGGGATCTAATCCTTCTTCTCTGACCATATGATAGACTGTATAAGGAAGTACATTATAAACTCCAAATTTTTCTGCAACTTCTAACTTTAAGAAGAAGTCACCGTACTTACACATATTACGTGTCCAGGACCATAAATTAAATTCTATGTTTAAAACGTCGTAGAATAGATTATAAAGTACTTTTTGTATATTTTCATCAGAAGATTTAATTGCTAGAATTTCACCGTTATCATTTTTAAGTGTAGCTTCATCTGCTAAAATATCTAATGCTGAGGCTATAATTGGATCTGTATCCATAGCTTCATAATCTGAATATAATTGTATTCTTAATGTTTGGTAGTTAAGATTAGGATTAAAAATATTTTTATTATTATGAATATATAATCTGCTAAATCTATCTACTAAGGAGTTAGTTTGAAATTTACCAGTAGTTTGTATTTGATTTACATCAGCAATTTTAAGTTGATCTCCTCCTATATTACGTATTACTACGTCATTAGAAAAGAGTCTCTGTAATCTGCCGAATAAAGATTTGTCTGCCATTATGGTACAGTTTTATATATAAATAGTTCTATTTTAACAGCCAGCGAATATCTTCTTCACCAAAGGCTGTCTTAGTAAGATAAGGATTTTCTCTCTGATTACCAACATTTTTTATAATTGCTTTGTTTTGAGAGTTTAAGTTAGTAAAAGAGGATAATTGAGCCCTAGCTAAATCCATTCCTTGCTGTCTTAATCTTAGTGCGGTATCTCTTACGTACAGTGCAGTAGCACATGCTATAAGTAAATCATCATTATATCTGTCTTGAGCTTGTGCTTTACCGTTTTTCCATACAAATACTCTCATCTCAGATAATAATCTTTTAGATTGTATAGTAACAGACTTTTCTCTAATATACTCAATCATTTTAGCTATTACTAAAGGTCTAGTTCTAGCTGACATAGTAAAACCTGGTACAAGTTTATCTCTTTCAAACTTAGACATGTATGATTCTACTGATTCCATATTAGTTGTAGAACTGTAGTAGATGTTTCTATACTCTCTTTCTAACAGTTGTTCTATAGTAGCCCAACCTATATTAGCATTTTCACAAACTAAAAGTGCTTCGTTATATTCTGAAGCTATTCCTACTAGGAAATTACCAAAATCTTTTGGAGATAACTTACCTTTATATTCTGCTACTTGAGTACAGGTTTCAATATCAAATATATGAAATGCAGAATAATCTGTTGCATCTCCTCTAGCGACATCTGCTACAACCATGTATGACTTAGAGTAATCAACTCCTTCCCATACCCATAAGTTACCATCAATGCCTCTTCTTTCTAAAGGATCTTTTTGATAAGTCTGTTCATAGAACGACATATCTTCTGGTTCAAATACAGTATCACCGGAGGCTAAGAAGTCACAGTCACATTCCTGACCGGCCATTCTAGGTCCTAAATCTTTATTCTGCTGTTCTCTCCATTCTTCATTTCTTTCTGGATGTACTGTCCATGGTAGTCTAATAGGTAGAAAACTATTCTCACTTGACTCTGCTTTCTCCCAAGTTAGGTGAAACCAGTTACCAATACCGTTAGGAGTAGATAATGCCATACACTGTCCACCTGTAGCAAGTGTTTGCTGTGCAGCAGTAAAGGTCTCCTCAATGTTATCTATAAAGGCAGCCTCATCTATCAGTAGGAGTGATACCGCTTCAGAACGTGCAGCATCTGCATTCGATGATTTAGCTGTTATTTTTGAGCCATTTTTTAATCTTAGAGATAATTTGTTTTTCTCCTTAGCAGGTAGTTTTAACCATCTTGGCAACTCATCGTACATAAACATCGTCTTAGATACTAAGTTACGAGCAGTCGCTTGTGTTGTTGCTAATGCTAGTACGTTTTTATCTTTATGAAATAACATTAACCATAAACTATAAGCAGCAGCTAAAGTTGATATACCTAACTGTCTAGACTTAAGAGTAATAATGTATTGATGATCTTTAAATAAATTAAGCACCTTACCTTGAAAAGGGTACAAGTTAAAAAGAATACGTCCACGAGTAGGATGCTGTATGTAGCAATACTTCTTCATGAAGTACGCCGGATCTTTAGCGCACTTGATGTATTCTTGTGCGATTATTTTTTTTATGTCTTGTGCCATAACTTTTATTCTTCATCTCCTTTTACTGAACTTGTATCTGGGTCTTGTTCATCTATTTCGCCGACTCCTTTTTTAAATACATTAGGAGCTAGAGCATTAAATCTAATTGGTGAACAAAAA